CTCTAAACTCTTCAAATCAATAGCGGAGTAGTTACCGCACAAAGGAGCCTTTATGGCAATCAAACTCTTAATCTCAGGATTTGAGAATACAGGGAAGTCAACGTTAGCTTCTAAAATAAAGAATGCTATGGTGGTCAACTTCGACCGCAAAGAGTACGGTTTTGCTGTACCTCATATGAATATAACAGAGTTCCATGGTATTGATGCTCTTATTGACACAATCAATGAGAAACTTGGTATATACCAAGAGAAAATGGGTAAATTACCAGAAACAGTTGTACTAGATACAGTAACCCAATTCTACAGTACAATGCAAGCCTTCAATGACAATGCCTATAAAGGCTTTGATATTCACAAAAATAACAACAGAGATACTCTCAACCTAAATGCATACGTCGAAGACGTACTAATAGCAAACGGTGTAAACGTTGTAATTGTTGCTCACACTGTGTTTGATGCAGATACTGCTCGTCACATTATTCCAGCAACTGGCCAATTCGGCAAAGCCGGGTCATGGATGTCGGTTGTTAACGATGCTGTCTTCATCGAGAAGAAATCAGCTAATTATGTAATCCACCAAAAATCTATGAAGTTCCCATGCCGTACTACACTTACTGGAATCGAAGATTCCGTAGATGGTAAAGATTACGATGTAAATGAGCATATTGCTAAATTAACAGCATCAAAGATTGAAGCCCAAGAGTTTGTACTTTAACAGTATTCAACAATAAATAACAAATAAATAAGGAGAACCAATGGCGTTCCTAACAGTAAAAACAGAATCAGTAGCAACAGAAGGCGGAAGCGGATACATCACTAAATCAGGTATCTACGACTTAACATTAAAACATGCAGAAGTAGTAAACACAGCAAACGGTGCTGTACAAATCAACTACTTCTTTGACAAAGCAATGTCTTACGGCAATAACATCATCGGTGTAAATGGCCAGCCAACATTTGGATATAAAATTCTTGAAGCTCTTGCTGCAGTGCTTGGACAAGAAGAACTATCAGATCCTGAGATGACAACAGTTACATTTAAAAAAGGTGCTAAAGAATTAGCATGTATTCCTGAGTTAAATGACGTGCAAGTAAAAGCCTGGATTCAAATTGGCTACAGAATGTACAAAGGTGAAATCCAAGAAGATGTATCAGTAAAACGCTTCTACAGAGTTGCTGATGGTGCATCAGGCAACGAAGTTATCGAAGGTGCTAACATCGGAGAGCGTATTGCTAAAGATACTGACGTAGCTTCAGAGATCAAATACGAAGACGGTGTAACTCCAGAAGCAGTCGCTGCTTGGAAAAAGTCACAACAATCAGGTGGTGGTGCAACTCCTGCTAAAGCAACTACTGGTGGTTTCCCTGGTGCTGCTAAAGCTAAATCAGGTTTTCCTGGTAGTAAATAAGGATTGATATGAACGTAAAAAGACACCTAGGATTTGGAGATACTCCATCCTTTAAGAATCTCTATGTGGAGGTCCTTAAGAACACAGACAAAACTGGTAGATTAAAATATGCTAACTATGACCCGTCTCTAGGAGAACCTCCTACAGAAGAGCAAACAGTCTTATTACAATCATATAAACCAATAATGCCTACATTGACTTTCATCGGCTCTGAAAAGCTTCATGGTGAGAACATGGCTGTATGCTACTCTAATGGTGAACTTTGGGTCCAAGGTAGAAATCATATCCGTACATTACTCGGCGATCAAAACGGTATGGCAGCATTTGTAGACTCTACAAAATCAGTCTGGATGGACATTATAAATTCTCTATCCACACTAGACCTTATCAATACTGATACCCATACAATAGTCCTAGACTGTGAGTGGGCTGGTGCTAATATCCAAAAAGGTAATGCAGCTTGTTCAGGTACTCCTAAAGGAGCTTACTTATTTGATTACTACAGAGTAGTATCAAACACTGATGATAAAGACCAAGAACTGTATGCTACAAGTGGCATAGGTTCTGATGCACACGGCATCTACAATATGGCCTCATTCGGTAACTATAGAATCACCTTGGACTTTAACAACCCCCTCAATGTGAAGCTGACTTAAAAGAGTTAGCTGAACTGATTGAAGATAAATCTCCTATTGCAGCTCACTTCGAGAAACCAGACAATGTTGGGGAAGGTGTATACTTTCACTCCTTAGCAACCGATACACATCCTGTGTATCGTTTAAAAACCAAGGGCGAGAAACACGGAGGTAAGCCTAAAGCGCCTAGAGAGAACTACAAAGTAGTCTCTGATGAAGACTCTACTAAAGTACTAGAAGTAGCTGAAAAGATAACGCCAGTATGGCGTATTACCCAAGCAATCACTGAAACTAGTGCTACAGAAATGAAACACATTGGTGAAGTAATTAAATGGTATTAGCTGATATTGTTAAAGAAGAGATGCCTGTACTACACGAAGCTGGATTAGAATTAAAGCAACTTCAAGGCTCAGTAATTAAGATAGTAAAAGATTACTACGTGGACTCTTTAAAAGCATACTAATATCTGGCATTGTGGTAGCTAACGCCTCCACATGTAAGCCCAGACGTACTACACCAAGTGGGCAAAGGCAGTTAAACCGACTGGCAGTGTAACAACACAAAAGGTTAAGGCGAGCGCCGTAATGCGTCAGAAATGGGTGTAGCACGGACTAAAACCATCGGAGTTCGTTTAGGACGTTAAGCTTCTGGATTGCTTCGGCAAGGCATTAGGCTAACAACCGTAAATAGCTACAGTAATTGGTCTGTAACCATTTGGGTGGACGGAGAGAGTAACTCCAGACCCGTATCAACAATCAAACTCAGGTAGCATGGATTACCTCACAGGAGTGAGACCTAATATGGCTGACACAGTAATAACTGGAGCCTTATCATCAAAAACTAGCCGTAAAGCCGGCCAGAGGGCTTGAGACCTTTATCTCATCACTTAAGTAAACATACCAACTGACTTAAATAAAATCAGGAGGATCTATGACTAGATTAACACAAGAACAAATAACATCAAAAAAAGACTTTATAAATAACTACATAAAAGCAGCTAACGCTGCTGATGGTAGTAAATTAGATGCTAATGCAAACGTATCATCTAAAAACATTGCAACAATGGGTGCTGAGCTTCATAAAGATATCAACATCCAAATAAACCGATCACTGATAAAAGATCGTATCACAACAAGATTTGGTGTTGAATTAGCAAATGAATACGAACGACAAATAGAAGCTCATGAAATATTTATACATGATGAAACATCACCAAATCCATATTGTGTTAGTGTCACTTTATTTCCATTTCTACTAAACGGGTTAAGAGGCTTCGGTGGAGAATCAGGGCCACCAAAACACTTAGCTAGTTTCTGTGGTACTTTTGTAAACTTAGTGTTTGCAATTAGTTCACAATTCGCTGGAGCTGTAGCAACAGTAGAGTGGTTAATGTATTTTGACTACTTTGCAAGAAAAGAGTTTGGAGATAATTACATTGAGACTAATAAACATGTTATTGCTAATCACTTACAACATGTTGTTTATGCTTTAAACCAGCCAGCGGCTGCTCGAGGTTTTCAATCTGTATTTTGGAACATTTCCATATATGACAAACCCTATTTTGAGGCAATGTTTGGTAATTTCGTATTCCCTGATATGACAGCACCAAATTACGAAAGCCTGGATGCATTACAACGCTTCTTTATGAAGTGGTTTAACGAAGAACGTACTAAAGCAGTTCTTACATTCCCAGTAGTTACATCTGCCGCCTTAACAAACGGAACAACATACGTAGATACTGCCTATCACGACTTCATAGCAGAAGAATATGCTGCAGGTAACTCATTCTTTGCTTTTAGTAGCGAGAATGCACATGCACTAAGTTCGTGCTGTCGCTTAAAGAACGACGTATCAGACCAGATCAATGACTTCAGTTATTCACTAGGTGCAGGTGGAGTGGCTACTGGCTCTATGAATGTAATAACAATAAACGTAAATAGACTAGTACAAGATGGTAGGTCAATCACCGAGCAAGTAGAAAAGATCCATAAGTATCAACTAGCCTTTAAAGACTTGTTTGATGAGTACATTACAGCAGGAATGCTACCTGTATACTCAGAAGGATACATTACAACAGACAAGCAATACTTGACTATTGGTGTAAACGGAGTACTTGAAGCCGCTGAGTACTTAGGACTTACTATCAGTAACAATGCAGAATATAAAAACTGGACTG